TTGGAAGGGCAACATGGAGACTGTTAACGGCGTATTGACAGCCAAAGACTATACCCCGGCAGGCCCCGAGGAGATGTGGGATGACCCCCGCTCCAATCCAATGAAGATCATTGCTCAGATGCGCACTCAGATTAAGCGCACCACGGGCTTTACGCCCAACAAGCTTGGCATCTCCTTTGACCTTTTTGAGGCGCTTTGCGAAAACGTCGCCGTCTTGGATCGTATCAAATACACCTCGGAGGCCGTGATTACTGAGGCCATGTTGGCTCGCCTCTTTAAGCTGGATGAGCTCGTGGTTTTCGGTGCTATCGAAAACACCGCCGAGGAAGGCCAGGTTGAGGCCAACAACTTCATCACGAGCAATAAGTTTTTGCTTTGCTACTCGGCTCCCAACCCCGGCATCCGCACGGCCACCGCCGGCGTTAACTTTGCATGGAAGGGCCTGCCCGGCGCCGACAACAACGAGGGTATGCGCATCGAGACGATCCGTATGCCTCACTTGAAGGCGGATCGGATCGAGGGCACCTACTCTTGGGATCAAAAGATTGTGTGCGCCGATATGGGCGTGCTCGGCACCGGCCTCATTAGCACCCCGGTCTAATGGCTTTTGTAGCCATCACTGAGATGCGCCTCAATGGAGCCGATGGCGAGCATATCGTCATCGGCCCCGGAGAGGTCGTGCCGGGCTTTGAGACTTGGGGCGTCCATCAGAGGCGGGCACATCTCTCCCTGCATAAGGTGCGGGAAGTGCTCGATCACGAGGTTGAGGCTCCGGCCTCAGAGGAGGATGCCAAGGCCCAAGAGCCCGAGGCCGTCTCCTGCCCTCACTGCCCAAACAAAAGCTTTGCCTCCAAAAGGGGCTTAGCCATCCATATCGGGCAACAGCACCGTTGAGCCGCTACGGGAGGGGCCATGCCGTTTACTTATGTGGGGCCTCATACGGGCCCTAAGGATGAGGTGAGGTTTTTGTTGGGGGATACCAACGAGGCTTACCCCTATCTAAGTGATGAGGAGATTGCATGGCTCCTCTCCCAAGCGGGCGGCAACGCCCTGCAAGCCGCCGTGCTCGGTTGTGATCGAGTTTTGATCGCCCTTGCCGGGCTCGTGGATGAGTCTGTTGGCGAGATCAGCATCTCGTTTTCCCAACAGGCTGCCGCCTTTGAGAGAGTTTACGCTCGGCTTCAGCGCCGGGCCGATATGCGCGGGTGCGGCCCCATCGTGGGCGGCATCAGCCGCACGGCCAAGATTGCTCAAAACCGGGATGGGGATCGGGTGGCGCCTTTATTTAAGCGCAATGGCGCCGAGCTCCGCCGTGACGATGCCTTTGGCGACAATGGCGGGGATGTTGGCTACCCTCTTGGCCTCGGCAACGTGGGCGCAGCCTACGGGGATGAGCGGGGCAATGGCTAGGCCCCTCGTAAAGCCCAAGGTCAAGATCACAAGCCTCAAGACAAAGGCAGGCAAGGCCCTCTACGAGGCCGTGGAGCGCACCCATGGCAGCTACGTGACGGTGGGTATCCAAGAGCCGGATCTTACCTACCCCAATGGCGCCACCTTGGGGCAGGTGGCAGCGTGGATGGAGTTTGGCACCCACGATAAAAAGGGCCACGAGATTGTGCCCGAGAGGTCATTTATCCGCTCCACGGTAGACCGAAAGTTTGGCGCCATAAACCGCCTCAAAGATGGGGCTATGCGGGCGCTCATGGCCGGGCAGATAAGCCTCCATACGGCCCTCGATATGATTGGCTTCCGCATTGTGGAGATGATGCGCGATACCGTCATGCGCCGGATGACCGTAGGCAATGAGCCCCTGAGCCCCAAGACGCTTAAGAAAAAGCGGGAGCTAGGGCAGCCGGATACGCCGCTTGTGGCCACCCGTTTGCTCATTGACCATATCGGGCACCAAGTTATCGTGAGCCCCCACGCCAAAGAGGTTGGCAGCGGGCGTGGAGGTGGCGAGTAATGTGGCACTTTACCCGGCCCTCCAGGATCCTCACCCAAGATGAGACGGTGCTCCTCGTACGAGAGGGCGCCGTGGAGTACGTGGGTGGGCTCCCCGTGCCCTCTAGCATCCAGGAGCCGGTGCCGTTGACGTGCAACGTGCAGCCCTTGGGCACCCGGGATCTGATGCTTCTGCCCGAAGGCGAGCGTGCCGAGGAGCAATTTTGGCTCTACGTGCCCCCGGGCCAAACGCTCGTGCCGCGCATCAATGACAAAATCTTGCGCCCTCCCGGCATTTACCAAGTGCAGGCCGTGCGGGATTGGGAGACTTTCCAAAAAGTTAGAATCAAACGCATTGATACGGGAGTTTACAGCAATGATACCGAGCCCTCCGTGGCCCCCGTCTAGCTTTATGGTAGGCTCTTACTAATGCCGCTTGTTGCTCCCCCCATCGCCTACGGCGAGATCCGAGCCGCCGTGGCCGAGGCCATCAGCCTTGGCACGGGCTTACCCTCGGGCGCCGTGGTGCGCGCCGAGCCTAACGAGCCCAACTCCCCGAGGCCCAAGCGCCCTTTTGCCACCTTCAAGGTGCGGGAGGTTTCGGGCCGTCATGGCCCGGCAGCCTTTGCTCCCTCCCCTGAGGATAGCCCCACCGCTTGGCGCTACACCGGAGAGCGGGAGCTCGGTTTGGAGCTAAACTTTTTCGGTGTCACCCAAGAGGATGCCTACTCCCTCGCCTCGGCCATGCAGATGAGCCTTGAGATGGGCGTCGTGCAAAATGCTCTCCGCCGGCCAAACATTGCTGTTTGGAGCATTGGCAATGTTACAGATGTAAGTGCCTTGTTGGGCACCGGGTATGAGGGCCGAGCCATGCTAGAGGTATCTCTCGGAGTGAGCATTAACGTGCTTACTGATTTTGGCGCCATTGCGGAGGCTAACGTGGAGGGCGCCATCTTGGATGATACGGGCCTCATCGAGACAATCACCGTTAACGCAAAACTAGAGGAGGCCTAACATGGCGGCCATAGACAATCTTATTAAGGTAAACATCAGCAATCAAACAGGGGCCGTTGCTCAACCGGGCTTTAGCGTGCCGTTGATCGTGGGCGCCACGGCCACCGGATGGGCAGAGGGAGACGCCGTGCATACCTATACGGATGCCGCCTCCATGCTCACCGATGGCTTTACGAGCACGGCGCCGGAGTATTTGGCAGCCGTCTCCATGATGAGCCAAAACATCGTGCCCACCCAATTCAAGGTGGGGATGAAGGGCGGCTCGGATCTTGCCACGGGCCTCACGGCCATCATGGCTCAGGATAACACTTGGTACGGCGTATGCCTTGCCGGCCTTACCGATGACGATATCTTGGAGGCGGCCCCTTGGGTGGAGAGCAACAAAAAGCTTCTCGTGGCCTCCAGCTTTGCATCGGATATCGCCACCTCGGTTACCTCGGATTTGGCGAGTGAATTGCAGACAGCGGGCTACCATCGCACCGGCCTGTTTTACACCGCCAACGAAAACGGCATCCTCGAAGCCGCCTTGCTCGGCAGCCAGTTGGCCATGGTGCCCGGCAGCAACAATTGGGCTTACAAAAACTTGAGCGGCGTATCCGGCGACACCCTCTCGGAAAACGCTAAAAACATCCTGTTGGGCAGCCCTGTTGCCGGCACAACCGGCAAGTCTGCCAACATCTATGTGCCTGTTGGCGGCCTCAACATCACTCAGATGGGCACCGCTGCAAGCGGGCGCTTTTTTGATATCACCGTGGGCATTGATTGGCTCCAAAGCAATTTGCAGACCGATGTGTTTGCGGCGCTCAGCAGCGTGGCCAAGGTGCCCTACACCGACGTTGGCGTGTCTATGCTGATGCAGATCGTGCGCACCCGCATTGATATCGGCGTATCCAACGGCCTCATTGACGGCAAGAGTGATATCATCGTCACGGCTCCGAGCATCAACAACGTGACGGCCAATCAGCGGGCCCATCGTATCGCGCCAACCATCACGTTTCAGTGCCGCCTACAGGGGGCCCTCAACGCCGTGCTCATCACCGGCACCGTCACCGTTTAAGGAGAAGCCTATGCCTACTTATGACTCATCCCAAGTTACGCTTATTTTCGGCGGCAAAGTTATCAACGGCTTCTCCGAGGATAGCTTTATCACGGCGGAGCGCAACGAAGACACCTTCACCCTTGTGATCGGTGTTGACGGCTTTGGCACCCGTGCCAAAACCAACAACTACTCGGGCCGGGTGACGGTTAACTTGCAACAGAGTAGCCCCGGCAATGACATTTTGCAGGCCTTCGCCACTGCCGATGAGCAAAGCAACAGCGGCGCGCAGCCCTGCATCCTTCGGGATGCGAGCGGGCGCACGCTTGTTACGGCGGCCACGGCTTGGGTGGTAAAGCCTCCCTCCATTGAATTTACCCGTAGCGTTGCGGATCGCCAATGGATTATAGAGACGGATCGCCTCAACATTAGCGTTGGCGGCAATTAACTGAGGAGCTCGTGATGGCCGTTGAGAAAAACCACGCCACTAAAATGTGGGAGGCTCAAATTGGAGGGCGCCGCTTCGAGTTTGAAAAGTACGGAGCCCTTGAGGCAACGCAATTGCTTTTCGATTTGGGGGCCATCACGGGCAAGCCGCTTGGCGGCATGGCGAAAAAGGCACCGGGAGCGGGCCAAGATGCCGCAGAGGCGACGGCCTCAACTTTCTCGTTGGTTATTGAGAAGCTTGCCGATGCTCTTATCACCCATCGGGATTTGGCCATGAGGCTCCTCCTCAAGTTATCGAGTGGCAGCCGCATCTTGTGCGAGGGCAAGCCGGTTGGTGACTATGACAAGTTTTATGAGGATGACCTCATGCTCGCCTTCGATGTGGCGCGGCTCAACTTGGAGGTGCAGTTTGGAAATTTTTTCGGCGCCGCTTTGAGCCGGCTGGGCATCAATTTGGGGGCAGCCCAAGCCGTCACAAGCGGCAAAATTTCCAATGGGTGATTTGGCGCCCGGTGCTCGCCAAGATGGGCACGCTTAAAGAGGTGCAGTACGAGTGGGATATTGATGATCTCTTTGACTCTATGGAGATCCTCGATATGCGGGAGGCGGCTGAGCAAAAGGCGATTGCAGAGTCTCAAAGCAAGGGAGGTCGTAAGTGAGCACGTCATTGCGCGATTTAGTTGCGCGCATCTCCTTTGAGGCCGATACGAAAGTATTGGATCGGGTGGAGCATCG